GCCTTTGCAAAAGGATATAATGGTCCTGCCTACAAAGAGAATAACTACGACCAAAAGCTAAGAAATACATATGAAAACTTCAAGGATAAGCTATGAAAGTAATTTATAACAATATTATACCTTTCAAAGGATATAAAGCCATCAATTTATTGGGTTTGGTATTCGTAAGGAAAGGAGCTAAATTTACTGAGGTGGATTATAACCATGAACACATTCATTCAAAGCAAATGGCAGAGATGTTATGGGTATTTTTCTACCTTTGGTATGGAATCGAGTACTTAATCATTCTTTGTTTTGCTAAATGGAACAAGCAAAATGAAAGGTATCATGATGTAAGCTTTGAAGAAGAAGCTCATAATAATGATTCAAATCTGGATTATCTTTCAACTAGAAAGCATTATGCTTGGTTCAAATACATAAAATTGAGAAGTTATAAGAAATGAAAGAAGACTTAAGAGTACTGGGAGTATGTGGAGGGCAAGGAGCCCTCCTATTCCCTTTTAAAGATAAACTTATTGGGAATATTGAACCCAGAGGAGTATTTCATACAGCTAAAGAAGAGCAATGGAAAGCTAATTTCAAGGGTATATCTTTCTTAAAAGGTTATGAATTACCCAAAGATTGGCATCCAGATATTATATTATCTAGCCCAGATTGTGGTAGTTGCTCAGTTATGAGGTTATCTAAATCAAAGACTCTTGGTGACCCTAAAAGTAATAAAAGTATACAACTAGTATTTCAGTCAATTCAATATTACGAACCTGCTCTCTTTCTTATAGAAAACCTACCAAGACTACTATCTCTCATTTCTAAAGAAATGTTAATGGACTTCTTTAAGAACTATAAACTTATTTTTCACGAAAGAAACGTTTCTGACTTCGGAAACTCCCAAGTATCAAGAAAGAGATTAGTTATTGTCGGGGTTCATTTAGACAAGGGTAAGAAGTATTTGAATTCATTTAATGAAGTGTTTCAAGTAAATACTCCAAAACTTACTAGAGATTTACTAGTACCAGCTCCAGAGGAAGCTTTTATCCCTTTCACTGATAAAGTTTTAGCCATGTATGATTATCGGAAATTACCTGAAAAGAAAAATCTTACAGTTAGACAGGTTAGACAGCTTTGGATTAAGGATTTCAAAGATGAAAAGAAATGGCCAATCAAAACTGCTAAGATGAGTACTTTACCAGGAGTATATCGATTAGAAAATGATAAACCTCCTTTAACTTTGAGACCATCAGATAGGCAATTCAGACCCGATGGTTATCCTTTGGGAATAAAGGATTTCAAGGCAATTATGGGATTTCCTGAAAACTACCGAGTATTTATTCGGGGATTTGCTACTTGGGACCCTAAGACTTATCATTACTGGTTAAATAAAGCTAGGTATACACTTGCTAAGGGTTCCGTATGTGAAGTAGGATTATGGTTTAAGGCCTGTATATAATATACTTGTATATATTTAAGTGGCCTAATACCTTCCCAATTCCCATCTTAACTTACCCATTAGGATATTCCTTCCTTCGGAAGGAAGGTATCTTTAGCTAAAGCTAAAGCTACTGTGCACGACGCGTTAAATTATATTATAAAAGAAGCCATACTCTTCGAGGTACCAAGTTTACTATGGAACATAAACAAACCTAAAACTCAAGAAATATGGAAAATTTGAAATTGACTCATGAAGAACGAAGAATACTTAAGTTGAATGGGATTCTTCCACAATCTATTGCTAAGCTAGTTAAGTCTAAAGTTATCCGATTAGCTTTCAAGTTAGGAAGTAGAATTTCAATGAGAGAATCTGAAAAATGTTATTTCATTGGAATTACTCTACCAAAATCCGAGAACTTAGACCTGGATTTATTTGAAGAACTGAAGAACAATGCTAATGAACTCAAAGAAATCATTCAAAAGTCTAAATTATGAAGAAACTTAAAGTTGCCATGATAGTCCTTTTACTAGGATTTACTATTTACCTTTGCTTCAGGAATTACAAACTGAATCAACAACTCAGTATGTTACCTGATAAAGAGATCATTCAACATACTGATACAATTTATTTGAGGAAAGATTTCCTGCCAATTTCCTACGATAATTTACTTAACCCAAGTAGAATCCTTCTCTACAATTCTCCGCATTCTTCGGTTAGCCAGGGTTTATGCAGTACCGATTCAGCCGAGATATCAGAGAAGGATTCTCTTGTTCAATTAGTAATCGATAAGAATCAACTTACATTGAGTTTCCTTAATCAAAACTCGGGAATTTATTCTAGTAGGTTATTCAATATCGACACTAATAACTACAAGTATTCTTGGTATAACGGAAAACTTACCACACAAGAAATTAAATCTAGAATAAGATTAGTTCCTTATGTTTATGGTAAGTACCGACCCTTTAACAATCTATGGGATTTGGGAACAGGAATTTCAATCGAGACTAAGAGATTTAATTACAAACTGGGGATAAACAGTTTTTATTACCCAAGATATTTCTCAGGTATCAAAACTGATTTAGAACTGGTAGTAACTTATAAATTTTAGATTTTATGGCAAAGAAGATACAGGAAACACCCACTAACCTTACAAGAGAAGAATTATCTAATCTATCTAGGGTTACAACGGATGTTTTCTTTTTCAGTCTTTTTTGTTATGTGATACATCCAGTGAGAGGAAAGGTTCGATTTGAATTATATCCGTATCAAAAAGCCGTACTATACCAATTTATACTCCAGAGATTCAATATCTTGTTAAAGTTCAGGCAAGCGGGTATTACAGAACTTATATCTATGTACTGCTTATGGCTGGCATCATATCATCCTAATAAGAAGATAAACATTATCTCCATTAAGGATACTACAGCTAAAAAGGTACTTAAGAAGATTAAGTTCATGTATAAGAATCTTCCATGGTATATGCAAACACCTATCATCAACGGAAGAACTGGGGAATTTGGTTCTGCCTCTATGATTGAATTTGATAATGGTTCATTCATAGAATCCATTCCAACATCTTCCGAAGCAGGTCGTTCAGAATCTCTTTCTCTTCTGGTCATTGATGAGGCTGCAATCGTTCGGTGGGCATCAGCTATTTGGGCAGCTGCCTTCCCTACGCTTTCCACCGGAGGTTCAGCCATCATCAATTCTACTCCATACGGTATGGGTAATTTTTACCATTCAACATGGGTAGATGCTATAGCTGGAGGTAATCCTTTCAATGCTATTCGATTATATTGGCAGATGCACCCAGAACGGGATCAATCTTGGTATGACCAGATGGCTTCTGCATTGGGTCCAAAAAGAACTGCACAAGAAATCGATGGAGACTTTCTTTCTTCAGGTAATACAGTATTTGATATGGCAGATATCAAGGCTATCGAAGATTGCTTAAGTGATTATCCAGTTTTAAAATATCGTTTCAATCGTCAGTATAGACAATTCAACGAACCAGATCCAAATAAACAGTACTTTATCGGTGCAGACGTTGCAACAGGTAGAGGCTCAGACTATTCTTCTTTCACTTGTATGGACAAGCTGGGAGAAGAACAAGTTGTGTATAAGGGAAGAATGGCAGTAGATAAATATGCTAGGTTACTGGGAGATACTGGGCAATTATTTAATTTTGCTGTTGTAGCTCCAGAATCTAACGACGTTGGGTTAGCAGTAACTTCTGCTCTTCAGTCAGAAGGTTACCCTAATCTATACTACTATCAAAAGCTTCTGAAAAAGAAAGGTAAGTCCAGACCCGAGGTTGATAAATCTCCAGGTTGGTTAACTACCCAAAAGAATCGTTCAGTAATTATAGAGGGTCTAGAACAAGATATTCGAGAAGAGAATATCATTGTGAAAGATCCTTTCTTTGTTCAAGAAGCTCCTACCTTTATATATGATGGTTTGGGTAGACCCGTAGCCATGGGTAAACACAGAAATAATACTTCTGCTGTAGATGTGGATTTGGAAGGAGATGTTTATTCTGATGATGATATATTTGGTAAAGCAATCTGTAATCACATACGAAAAGGAAAAACTAATGTAATAATACAACCGAAATGAAAATTCTTAAGTTTTTTGGATTCGATAGAAGGAATCGATCTCCAATACAAGAAAACAAGGCTAATCCTCCAAGTAAAAAAGAGGAGGTACCTATTTCACCCGGTAGAGTATCGGAACCGGATGATGACCCAGGTAACTTCATTCATACATTGAAAGGCTTAACTCAGATGGTTACGCCTTCTTTTCGTGTTGAAGTGATTCAGCTTTTAAGGGATTTATATAAAGTGAATCCAGATGTTAACATAGCTTTACAGGATATGTTTAAGCTTGCTAATACCGGTCATAATATAACATTCCCTAATAATACCGATAAAGAGGCTGATAAGATGAGAGATCATCTTTCTAAGGTATCTCCCAAATGGTCTAACTATACTGCTGGTATGGATGGCTTGGTAAACAAGATGATAGTTCAATTGATGATTAGTGGAGCTATCTCAGTAGAAGCTGTACCAAATGAAAAGCTTGAGGGTTTAGCTACTATATTATTCCTCAAACCAGACAGGATAGTATTCAAAAGGGAGAATAACGGAGTTTATAGCCCATATCAGAGGAACACTCTTTGGAATGGCTCAAATAAGCAAGATTATATCAAACTTAATACAGAGACCTATTGTTATGTGGGTATGTATAATGATACCGATGAACCTTACGGAATACCTCCTTTTATGGCATCTTTGGATTCATTAAAGGGTCAGCATGATATGAAAACCAATTTTAAACATATCATGGAAATCTGTGGTATGGTTGGTTTTCTAGAGGCTTTGATGGAAAAACCACAACAGAAACCTAATGAAAATGTAGAAGCTTATACTAGAAGATTAAATAGGGAGCTAATACGTTTGAAACAGAATGTAAGGGAAGGTATGAAGGATGGAGTAGTAACTGGTTACATTGATGACCACCAGTTTAAACTTAACTCTACTTCAAAAGAGATGAGCAATATTGATAAACCCTGGAATATGAACCAGCAATCAGTTGCTAATGGTTTGGGAGTAAATGGCAACCTAATTGGAGTACAAGCTTCCATTGGAGAAGGAGCAACTGGTATTATGCTTTCTAAGCTTATAAGTCAGCTAAAGAATATCCAAATGATAGTTTCTTATGTTCTTAAGTTTATTTATGAACTAGAACTACGTCTGGCTGGCTTTGATTGCAAGGGAATATCCATTACTTGGGGATCATCCACTATCTCTGATGAGGTTAAAATCCAACAGGGTAGACAATATAAGATTCAGAACCTTGACTTACTTTACAAGGCAGGTATCATTTCTCAATATCAATATGCTTGGGAAATGGGTTATGATTCTCCTTCAGAAGAAGAACCAAGAGTTTCATTGGAAGACCAATTTGCTAAGGGAGGTAATTCAGACCCACAAGAGGGTACTAAGAAGAAACAGAGACAGGACGATAAGAATCAATCCGCTCGTAGATCAAGAGATAAAAATAACCCGGCTCCTTCACGAGGAGATCAAAATACTAAATCAAGATGAGTAAACCGATTACTAAAAAGAACAGAGAAAATTTAGATTCTTTAGTGATAGGTAGTGGTCATACTATAATGGCTGGGTATATCCCAACATCCATAGAACCACAAACCTTCTCGGAGAATTTTTATAAATGGGCTCAAACTTCTAAGGAGTCAGTCAGTCAATTTGGTTTTTGGGGAGGAGAAATAGATTATAATACCTATTATCCTGACTTGAAGCCAGAAGAACTTACTCCCAAAGATGAGGAGTTTATTGAACCAATGTTCAGATTATTATCTGCAACTATTGTGTCTAAGAACTGGAACCCCACCGATTTTAGTCAAAACGGAGTATTAAAAGCTTCTATGAGAATGCTCTTGGGACAAACAGTAAACTGTGACCATGAGACTAATATTGGTAATGCTATTGGAGCTGTATCACAAGTTATCTGGCAAGATGAATACAAGGATGGTTCTTTTGTTATTCCTGCAGGTATTAATGGTATATTAAAGATTGATGGTAAAGCAAATCCGAGAATTGCTAGAGGCATTCTTATGGATCCCCCATCTATCCATTCTAATTCAGTAACAGTACAGTTTAAGTGGGATAAGTCTCACCCAAATATGGAAGATAACGAATTCTACCAGAAACTGGGTACCTATGATTCTAAGGGAGTTATGGTACGAAGAATCGTTACTGAAGTAGTAAGATACTTAGAAACTTCTTTGGTATCTCATGGAGCTGATGCTTTTGCTCAGAAGATTGGGGATGATGGTAAAATCATTAATCCCAATTTTGCCAAGAGAACTTGGGCTTCATACGAAGAATATAGGGATGATAAGTCTAAACAGTATTTCTTCTATGATACGAAAACTGATCTAGCTTTGTTCAGTGAAAATAACGATACTTCCCAATCTTATGATGATAATCAAGGAAATCAAAATCCTAATAATAAAGATATGAATGAACTACAAAAATTTTTAGAAAGAATCTTTGGTAAAGATTGCCTTACTCTTGCCGAAGGTACAGAGATGAACGAGGAAACTGCATTTGCAGCCATTCAGGAATTGGTTAATTCTCGTAACACTCTTCAGACTACTGTGGATAACTTAACTACAGAAAAAACTTCTCTTACAGAACAGGTTACTAATCTGAATGCAGAAGTTGCAAATCTGAAAGAAATGTCTCAGGTAGGTAAAAACCACATTGCATCTCTCCGTGAAAATGCCGTTGCAACCTATAAAAAACTTATGGGTGACAAAGCTGATGAAACTATCGTTACAATGTTGAATGCCGAAACTACCGGCATGGTAACTTTGATCTCTCTTACTAAAGATTACCAAGCTCGATTGGAAGAAAAATTCCCAATGACCTGTGCTAAATGCGGTTCTCATGATGTAAGCCGTGCTTCTTCTGCAACTGAGGCAAAGGATAAATCCGATAACAAAGCTACTGCTCAGAATTCCGAAAAGAGTACTGAAGAGATTCTGAAAGGTATCTATTCAAACAAATTAAAATAATCTCTAAAATAAGAAGAATATGAATACACATCCTACTACTAAGCTGGTAAATCAGGATCAACCGATGACTCTGTTTGGTGAAAAAACTCCCAGAGCGGTGATCTATAAGAGCGAATCTCACAAGTTGCATCAGGCTTTCTGTGTAAAAGAAAACAAAGTTATTCATCAGGGTATGCCGGTAGCTTTGGATACCGATGGTAATATCGAACCTTATATCCCGGGTGGAGATGGCAGCCAGGTTTATCTGGGTATAGCTGTAACTGACAACATTAACCCTGCTTATCAGGCTCAAAGAAATTTCCCCGTAGAAGTAACTGTAGCTGTAGAAGCTTTCATGGTTGTAAACTGGGTAGCTAAAGAGGCTATGGAATGTGGTTATGTAAAACCCACAGATACCCTGTTGATTGACCGTTTCATCACTGCTGAAACTTCAGACGATGAAACAAAATTCATTAGCATCGTACCGGCTGATGAAGCTAATGATATTATTCAAGTATTGGTACGCTAATCATTAACTGAACAATTAAAAGAACAATGAATACAGAATTTACACAATTGAAAATGGAAGACCTTAGAAAGGAACTTCCGGAAATGGTAAGAAGTTTGGAAGCATACCGTCAGGGTTCCAACAACACATTGCCTATTGAAGTTACTCTGGAAGAACTGGTACAGGGTAAATATGGTGTATCACAGGATGCCTTCTTCGAAAAGTTGGGTATTAATCCTAAGATTGATACAATGCAGAATATCTTCACTATGCCGCAACAGAATATCCGTTGGATTGTACCGGAAATCATCCGTGCTGCTATTACAACTGGTATGCGTCAGGCACCTTTCTACCCGAACATCATTGCTTCAGACCAATCAATTAATGGTTTGCAGGTAACTATGCCGATGGTAAATATGTCGGATGCTGCTCCCGCTAAGGTAAATGAAGCAGAAACAATTCCTTTGGGAGATGTAAGCTTCGGACAGAAATCAGTTTCTCTGTTCAAAATCGGTAAAGGATTTAAACTTACTGACGAAGTTAAAAACTACGTTTCAATCGATGTATTGGGAATCTATCTCCGTGACTTTGGTATTCAGTTGGGTTATGCTATGGATACTTTGGCAATGGATGTTTTGATGAACGGTAACAAAGCTGATGGTTCTGAATCTGCTCCGGTTATTGGTGTATATGAAACAACCAACGGTATTACTTATAAAGACTTGTTGCATATCTGGGTTCGTGCCGCTCGTATGGGCCGTAACTTTACTACTATGATTGGTGGTGAAGACCAGGCTATCGAAATGTTGAACTTGCCTGAATTTAAAGAACGTCACTCAGGAACTACAGAAGCTACACTGAATATCAAGTCTCCGGTTCCCAACAAGGCTGATTTCTATATTCACCCGGGAACTCCTGACCAGCAGTTGTTGATGGTAGATACCAGTGCTGCCTTGATTAAGCTTACTGCTAAACAGTTGATGCTTGAATCAGAAAGAATCGTATCTAATCAGACTGAAGCAGTATATGCTTCTCTGACTACTGGTTTCTCTAAGATGTACCAGGATGCTGTTCTTCTGTTGGCAGCTAACAAGAAATTCTCTGAAGCTGGATTCCCGAGCTTCATGAACATTGACCCATATTTATTGGTTAACTTAGAATAATATCCGGGATTTCTTCATTGTATTTTTGTCTAATTTCTCCCCGAACAGTTTCAATCCATTCTGTTCGGGGTTTTATATTATAACCTAAAATAAAAGATTATGTCTACTACTTATATTGTAACTGTTGGATCTAATGCCTACAGTTTTAACGACCAGGTAACTGGTATTTCAATTGCAAAAGGCGAAGAGAGAGAACTTACTGCTCGTCAGTATAGAACAAAACGTATTCAGAGAGCTTTAGTTTCTGGCCACTTGGTTTTAGTTCCGGATAAGAACAAAACTGCCAAGTATACTGCTGAGGATATCGAAAAGCTTGACAAGAAGCTAGCTGCTCAGTTTGCAAAGGGTATGGAAATCAGTAAGATTGCCAAAGCTTATTCACTTGAAGAAGCTAAGCTGATTGCTAAGAAACATGAAATCGAAGCTGATCCGAAAGATACCGTAAAAGATATCCTTGAAGTTTTACTTGAAGATTTCGAAGAAAACAAAGAATAAACAAACGAATATAAATGAAAAAGAATCTAGACTTCACATATGTAACATCAGGTCTGGAAGTTTCATTTAGAGTATTAACCAAAGTCCCGGCCAAATCCATTTTTGACTGGGACTTTGGCGATGATAAGGGAGAGGTTTTCAATGGTGGAAGACATCAATCTTACTCTTATGAGAAGTCTGGATTTTATGATGTAACACTACATGTCACTAATTCTGATGGATTAGATTTGACTTGTACTCGAACCGTAGTTGTATGTAATTATGGGCATACTACTCTTCAGGATACCATCTACAATTTAATAGATAGGTATATTCCCAAAGAATTGCATGAGAGTATGACCATAGAAGATAAAACTGCATACATCACTAAATGGCAATTATATATCTTCCCACTAGTAAATCATGTTATACCACCAGATAAATATAATGATGAATTATGGTATGAGGGACTAGAAAACCAATTAATTATGGAATTGGCAGTATGGGATTATCTCAATATACAAATACAAAATATCCTGTTGGTTGCAGGAAACAGTTTTAGAGAAATTATCTCCACTGAATCTACTGGACCAGACCAAGATGGTGATTCACCTGGAGAACATGCTAGAGGAGATAGGATAAAACAAATTACTACGGGTCCTACCGAGGTACAGTATTATGATAAGATATCTGAAAGTATATCTAGCTTATGGAGTACTTATTCAAAGATGATTCAACCTGGAGGGTATATGGATGAACTAAGAAAGAATCTATGTATGCTGGCATCTAGGTTGGAGATATACTTACCATTCTGTGATCAAATCGAACGGTTAGTAGTACCAAGAGTAGTAAATCATCGAAAACCAACTCCCTTGGGAGGACCTAATCCAACAGCTCCTCTCAATAAAGCAAGTAAACCTTCGTTAACCATAATAGATAAGAAATCATGACAAAAGAACCTTGGAGAATGGTTAAGAACCATTCTTGGAATAGGTATAAAAAGATTATCACTGATTTCTTAGACTGGGATGCTGGAAGACAAACAATTACTTGGGCTAAACATGTTAATCAATATCTAAATCATGCTGAGGATGATAGCCCAAGATATTATAATATTCCCATAGAAGCTTTATGCTATTACAATGCTTTTAGGAATTGGCCTATTAATAAGGCTACTGTTTCTGGAGAATTAGATGATGAGAACCTTTCTATACTTATTTCAAAGAATTACATAGAACAAATCGGATATCTCAATCAGGAAGGTTATTGGAACTTTAACTGGTCTGAGGATAGATTTGTTATCAATGGGATAGTATATAAACCTTCTGGAGATACTCAAGTATCTCAGGCTAAAGATGAAGCTTTGGTATTCTTGGTAATCCTCAAAAGGGATAGAGATACTAAAATCAAATTCGTAGAACAAAATCCATAAAGATATGAAAATGTTAATGTTACGTTTCACTAAGCTTAACAATGTAGAAGGAGATTGGTGGGACAGTAATCTTATAATCTTGAATGGACCTTCTGGAGTTCACATAGAAATGCCTGGTACTGGTAATTCGGCTACTACCATGCAATCTATGACTGGTATGAAGTTCGTATCAAATTACCAAGATTACTTTGGAGAGGTATGGGATAAAGATATACCTCATATAGGCTTTGGCCAAGTTATTAAGTTCAGAGTTAGGAAATTACCTGATTATGCCGTAGTAGTTGGGGATATAGAGGATGGAGGAGATGTTGACCCAGATAATCCAGATGATATCCCAAATGCTTTTGCTGGTAAAGAAAAAGAATACTTCCGTGGTAATAACTCAGAACTGTTATTGGGAAAGAATAAAGTAACACCTTAAAATATATACATATGTACGTTAGTAAATACTACACTTGCGAAGAGATTGACCAACGGCTATTACAGGGTTATTATGATGACTCTTTGGCTCATGGTTTTGTTGGAACTCTTAAAGAGTTCTGGGCATTCTTCTTATCAATTGCAAACAAGGTAGATAAGAAAGAAGGTTGGGATTTGTCAGAAAATAACTTCTCTGATGAATTGCTAGAAAAACTGAATGGAATTGAGGAACATGCTAACTACGTTACTAAAGTTTCTCAACTAGAAAACGATTTGAAATATCAGACTCAAGAACAAGTTGAGAAATATATACATGACTTAGTAGATGGTGCTGATGATGCTTTGGATACATTAAAGGAATTAGCTGAAGCATTAAACAATGACCCGAACTTTGCTACCAATATCACTAACCGATTAACTGAATTACGTACTCAATTAGAAGCTGAGGTAACTAGAGCTAAGAACCGTGAAAACGAATTAGCTTCTCAGATTAAGATTGTGAACGATAACTTGGTTAACTCGGTTAATACGTTGAATGCAACTATCCTTAAAGTAGTACAAGATATTACTAGGATGATAGAAGCAATCCATGCTCGTATTCAAAAGGTAGAAGACCGGGTTGGTGATTTGGAAGTAGAAACTGACAATAACTTAACTGAAGCTAAAGAATATGCTAAGGAATTGGTAGATAAGGAAGCTGCTGAACGTAGAGCTGCTGATGAGAAACTGACCGAGGCTGTTCATAAGGTACAGTTAGACCATACTAGGGATATTGCCGACTTAAATAATAAGATTCTAACCGAGGCTTCAGAAAGAGCAAATGCAGATGTAGCATTAGAATCTAAACTGAACACCGAAATCAGTGATCGTAAAACTGCAGACCAAGAACTTGAATCCAAGATTAATGCTGAAGCTGCAGCTCGTACTGCTCAGGATGAAGTATTACACCAACAGATTGTAAAGGAAACTTCTGACCGTCAGAATGCAGATAATGGTTTACAGCAGAATATTACTCAAGAAGCTCAGAACCGTCAGAATGCAGATACTGTACTTCAGAACAATATTGATAACGAGAAAGAAACTCGAATTGCTCAAGATGAAATCCTTGACCATAAGATTGAGGATTTGAAAACTCAGGCCGGTACAGATAAAACCGAATTGCTTGAAAAACTAGAGCAAGAAAAGCAAGAACGTATTGCTGCCGATAAAGACTTAGATAATCGTAAGGTAGATAAAAGAGAAGGCTATTCTCTTACTAAAAACGACTTTACCGATATTCTCAAGGCTAAATTGGATGGCATTGAAGAACATGCTAATTATATCACAAAAGTATCTCAGCTTATCAATGATGCTGGTTATCAAACTGAAGCAGATCTTCAGGCAGCTATTGAAAAGATTATTGGGGAAGCTCCAGAGGTTCTTGATACTTTGAAGGAGATTGCAGATGCTTTGGGTAATGACCCAAACTTTGCAACTACAATTACCAAGAAATTGGCAGCTATTACCGAACAATTGAATCAGGAAATTACTAATCGTACAGAGGCTGATGCCCAGGTACAGGCTAATGTAGATAAGGAAGTTACTGAACGTAAAGAAGCCGATACCGCTCTTGAAGCTAAACTAAAAGAATATGTTGATAACGAGGTAGATAAGATTACTGGTAACACTGATGGTATTCAAGCTAGTCTGAATAAGGAAATCCAAGATAGAAAAGATGCCGATGCTGCATTACAAGCTGCTATCATTAAGGAAGAAACGGATCGTAAGGCTGCTGATGCTGCATTAGATACTCGAGTAACTGCTAATGCTACCAAGATACAAGAATTGGCTTTATCTATTCAGGATGCGGTAAATACCGTTAAAAATGAACTTCAGGCTAAGATAGATGCTTTGCAAACAGAAGTAAATGCTAACAAGGCAAATATCCAACGTAATACTGACAGATTAAATGACCAGATTACTAAGGAAGCTGAAGATTATGCTGAATTAAAAGGCATGGTTAATGCAGAAGCTGAAGCAAGAGCCAATGCTGATACTAATCTTAAGTCTCAGGTAGATAAGGTAAATATCGACTTGAACACTGAGGTTTCAAAGAGAGAAGCCGGTGATACTGTTTTACAGCAGAATATCGATAAGGAGATCTCTGATAGAACTTCAGCAGATACTTTATTAGATAATAAGTTCACTGGCTTGATAAATACTGAATCTACTGCCCGGGCAAATGAAGATGAGAAAATCAATGCTCGAATCGACCAGGAGATTAAAGATCGTAAGGCAGGTGATGATGCTTTAAGCACCAGAATAGATAGCCTCAATAGTGGAGTAACCGGTTCTTTAGATGAGCTCAGGGAGAAAGTAACTAATAACACTACTGCTATTCAAACCGAAGTAGAAAGAGCTAAGGCTGCTGAACAAACTCTTAAGGATTCTCTGACTACAGCTATGGAAAATCACAAAGATGATTTGGTAGCTATATCTAAAGATATCAATGATGAGGCTCAAAGTAGACTACAAGAAGATACCAAGCTTCAGAATAATATTGATACCGAAACCCTTAATCGTACTCAGGCAGACACTCTGTTAGAGAATAAGATTACTCAGGAAGTATCAGATAGAGTTCAGGCTGTTGAAAACTTGAATGACCGAAAGGTTGATAAAGTAGATGGCAAAGAGCTTTCTTCAAATGACTTTACCGACTTATTAAAAGCTAAGTTAGATAATATCCAGGAATTTGCTAACTACATTACTAAGGTATCTCAGTTGGAAAACGATTCTAACTATCAGAATGCCGAACAAGTAGAAGCTGCAATCCAAAAGGTTATTGGTTCTGCTCCTGGAGTATTAGATACTCTAGAAGAGATTGCAAAAGCATTAGGAGATGATCCTAACTTTGCAACTACAATTACTAATAAGCTGACTGAACTTAAGGGTATTATAGATAAGGAAATCTCCGATAGAACTGCAGCTGATGAACAAGTTACTCAGAAGTTTACTGAATTAAGTACTACTCTTAATGCTACAGTAAGCGAATTGAGAACTTTCGTAACAGAAACTCGTTCTGAATTATTAACAAAGGCTCAGGCTCAAGATGAATTGATTGCCAAGAATACTGCTAATATTCAACGTAACCTAGAATTAATTCAGGGATTACAAAGCAATCAGAATACTGGTTACCTTGAAATCAAGGAACTGTTGAATACAGAAATCGAGGCTAGAAAGGCTGAGGATATTCGTATTGAAGCTAAAGTAGATAAGAATACTCAGGATCTTACTACAGAACGTAATGAGCGTATTGCTGCAGATAAAGTTCTTCAGGATAATATCGATGCTGAAGAGGCTGCAAGAATTGCTGCTGATAATGCTCTGGGTAAACGTATAGATAAAGAAATCGAAGATAGAAAAGCAGCTGATACCGCACTTGAGAATAAATTTAATGGTATCACTAATGGTTTAGATGAACGTCTTCAGAAAGAAGAAGCAACTTCAAATGCTTTACCCTTAACTATGGTTACGGAAATTGATCCGAACTTGGTTATCAATGGTACTTCTGCTGAAGTAAACTTTAAGAGTTCTGTAAAAGGAGAAGGTAATCTCTATGGAGAACCTATGCCTCGTAAGTTTGCTATCCCTGCTTCTACAGATGCTAAAGCCGGTCTTCAATCAGCTGCCGATAAGAAAAGATGGAATTCTATGCCCAATGATTATATCACTGGAGCTAGTTATACACCTAAGGCTGGTGTGGTTACTACTAACATAAGTAGAAGTACATATAACTCCGATGAAGGTATACAGAAATCTAATGATTTCACTGTAGATATCCCCGCTTCTACTGCTGAGAAAGCCGGTGTACAAACTGCAGCAGATAAGAAGTTATTTAACTCTATTCCTCAGACTGTAGTAGTTGGAGAAGGAGCAACTTCAGATGCTAATAAAGTTACAGTATCAGTAAACCGAAAAACTGTAAACGAAGGTATATATAAAGATGATAATACCACTTTTAATTTACCAGTAGCCTCAACTACTAAAGCTGGTACTATGTCTGCTGCTGATAAGGTTAAGTTGGATGAAACTTTACCCCAGCAGATTGCTAAGGAAATCCAAGACAGAAAAGATGCCATTGAAGCCTTGAAGAATTCTTCCGAAGCTTCCCTTGCTCAAGAAATCGAGGATAGAAAAGCAGCTGACCAGGCATTAGACACCAAATTTACTCAAGCTATCAAAGAAGAGGCAGATGCTCGTGCTGAATACGACCAGGTTCAGATGCAAAAGATTCAGAAAGAAGAAGAAGCCAGAGCTGCTGCAGATACCGCACTTGAAAATAAGTTACAAACCAACATCAATAACTTAGAAAAGAAACATGATGATTTTGTAGCAACTAAGGGTAAGGCTAATGGATTTGCATCTTTGGATGGTAATGGATTAGTACCCTCTAGTCAATTGCCTTCTTATGTTGATGATGTTATCGAAGTTTATGCTACTTATGATGTCAGTGAAACTGGAAAGCTGAGCAATATTAAATTATATTCTGACCCAGATCATGCTAATCCTATTACTGGAGAATCAGGTAAGATATATTTGAATATTACCCAGGATGAACCCTCTTATCAATTCCGTTGGTCAGGTACTCAGTTTGTAGATAGTAATACTTCTTCTTTGATACTTGGAGAAGTTACTGGTACTGCTTATGATGGAGGTAAAGGTAAATATTTATCTAACTGGAGAAAAGCTTTGGTAGATAACTTGAGATTCTATTCTCATATCAAGGATAATGGAGCTTGGACTAGAAATGCCAACGAGGTTAGATTAAACTTTGATTGTTCAAACTTCAATGACCCTGTAAGTATAAATTCTTATAACGAACCTATACCTGCTGCTACTAAAGATTTAGCAGGTGTACAAACTGCAGCAGACAAAAAACTGTTTGATTCTATCCCAGGAGGAATTGTATCTGATATTACTAGTTCAAAGGCTGATGAATCACTAAAAGATAAGAATGTAGTTAGACTAAAAATAGAGAACTACAATCGCTATAATCCTGAGACTCAGTTAGTATTACCTGAGTATAAGAAGGTATATTGGGAAATCACTCTTCCTTCAGCAAGTGCAGAACAAGCCGGTACTATATCCGCAGATATGTTCAACAAACTTAACTCTGGCCTGAATGGAGATATTACCAATGCTTTGAATGAAGCTAAGGCTTATACTGATGCTGCTAAAACTGCATTAGAGAAATTAATCCAGGATTCTGACAAAATAATCAAGGAAAGCTTAGATGCTCATATTGGCAATAAGAGTAACCCTCACAATGTAACCAAAGCTCAGATAGGTTTAGGTAATGTACAGAACTTAGCTCCTGCAGACATGCCAGTATCTACGGCTCAGGCTGCATCTATTGCAGATGCTAAGGCCGCAGGTACAAAAGCTCAAACCGATTTAAGTACCCATGCAAACAGAAAAGATAATCCTCACAATGTAACTAGAGCTCAATTAGGATTGGCTACTACAGACCAAGTAGTATTTGCTAAAACTACTGCAGCTTCTGGTTTCTGGAAGGAATCAGATGGTAGATTAAAATCTCAAGTAGAGAATTTGAACCATACTCTGGACCAAATCTGCAATATACCTACAGTTCACTTCAAGATGAATGGTAAATACCAAGTGGGAACTATTGCTCAGAGCTTAGAGGAAATTGAACCTCTGTTGGTATCAGAGAATACTATACCTGCTTCTCAAGTACCTAACCAATCTAGATTCGAAACTTTCGTCGGAGAAGATGGTCAGGAATATGTAAAAGTAAAAGTGGTAGAGTATGAAATGCTCAGTGTCATGGCTCTTGAGGGAGTTAAGTTATTGAGAAAAGAATTCGAAGACTTTAAGAAACAATTAAACAATAAGTAATATGGCAGAAATAGCAACTTGGAGTGCTATTCTGAATAAGACCGGCCTTGGTAAGACCTCTAATGAGTGCCCTACCAAGGCTGAGTTGTTAGCACTCAATAATGGTAAGGACTCCAATGTTGACAAGGTTATTGTAATTAGTAATGCTGCTAGCTATGGTAACAATGAATGTGTCAAGTTAGAGGATATCAATGCCGAGCAATGGATTTATACATTCCAGTGGGATCCGAATGGTAATCCTTCTTTTAATGCTCCAGCTACTGGAGGTACATACCCCTTTGGTTCATATGCTTCTAATCGAGTTAAGCAAGTAAACGGTGTTAATACTACTATCTCTCAAAGTTTGGCGAATGATGTCACTAAAACTTCGGAAGGTTCTTGGTATACTACAGATTACGACGGTAATAAAGGTAGAATAGTACCCAACAATACATCTACTAATAGTAAATCAATCACTGTAACTTGGACTCAGAAGTATTCGGGTAAAACCCTACAGGCAACATTTACCCAGGCAGCAGGTAGAAAAGTTTATTCTTCATGGAGTTATAACTGTAGAGTAGATAAAACTTCTTTCAGTTACAGTGGAGGTCAATCTAATGTAACTGCTAAGAGTGCAAGTAGAACTTATACTTGGAATGGTCAAGGTAGTAGTTATACAGAATCAGAAACTGCTACTATAAGAGTTTCTAGTCCGGCTTCTATTAGTGGTAATAGTATTTCTATCCCAAGTAATAGTGGTTCTGCTAGAAATTTTACGGTTACTTTCGATTTCCCAACTGCTACAGACCAGACTATCTCAATTTCTCAGGAAGGAGGTCAAGTAACCTATGTAGATCACCTATCTATAGACCCAACTACTAAAAATGTACCTGGAACTGGTTCAAGCTTTAGGTTGACAGTAAATGCTAATTATGATAAATATATAAATGGAACTTATGTAGAAAACATTAGAACTACTTATACTTCAGCTGAAGTAGTTGAGGGAACTTCATCAGATATTACCATTTCTGGTAAAAGTTCTAGCGGATGTAGTATTAGTGTAGCACCAAATCATAATTCATCGCCTAGAACTTTTAAGATTAAGTTTACTTATGATACGGCAACTCCTGTATATTTAACAATTACACAGAATTCGGCTGAGGTAACTTACCCTAGTAGCGGTATAGTATTTGAACATAGTACTCAACAGAATAGTGGTTATAAAACTAGTACTTTATCCATTGGTACTGTTGAAGGTAAAGGAGGTAATATTTCTTTTTATATAAAAAGCTATAGGTCTAGATATGTTAACGGTTCTTTAAGTTCTACCGAAGCTATTAAACCTACTCTTATTTTGCCATCCGGAGTAACCGAAACTATTACTAATGTGAGTGGTTATTACTTTAAAGTAACTATTACCATACCTGAGCATTCAAAGCCTGCAAGCAGAACTCTTACAATCAGAGCTAATCAACCTAATGGCTTAGATAGAGAGTTAGTACAAACTGTACAACAGAGTGCTTCAACTTATGAGTTTGGTATTAGGGAAAACTCGGGGGATTCTTTGAGTACTTCTCTTACTTATTCTGGTTGGCCAAGCTCAGACTCATCCTTCAATAGACCCATAAGAGTATATTCTAGGAAGAATGGTAATCAATTCCTTAATTGGGCTTTATCTTCTAATGTGGATTGGATTACTATATCTGGTTCAGGTGCCGGGGCTACATATAAGGTAGCCACTAATAACAGTAGTTCATCTAGAACAGGAATTATTACCTTTACTCAGGGAGAATCCAATAAAACTTGTACTCTGACAATAGTTCAAGAAGCAGGAGATGTCTATGAGTTTTATATTACTGACTCAGATGGTAATGGGCATTACACCGATTTCACCTTCTCAGCTCCTTCAAAGGGATTGGTAAATAAACCTGTACTTAATATTATCTCTACTCACAATGGTAGTCCCTTATCTGCAGACGATATAGAGGGAGTCCATTCGGAGATAGTAGAGAAATTAATCGGCTTGGTACTGACACAAGATACTCAATCCCCATTCAGGTTTATAGCAAATATAACTGAAGCAGGCACTACTGTAAGAACTGGAGCAGATACTTATAGACAGAAGCCATCTGGAAAAACAGTAATTTTCAGAGTTCTTCAAGAAGCAAAAATAAATAATTTCAGATTGGAATTAAGTTTAAATATTTCAAATGGTAATGATCAAGATACGTGGGGATTATTTGATACGGCTAATATACCTCATACTTCTGACTCTATGTATGATATGAGCTTAATACGTGAGGGTATTATGGTAGACTCAGTAGAAGGTAAAATAACTGTGAATTCTCTTCAAAGTACTACTAAGGATAGAGGGGTTGGAGATAATGTTTATGTATGGGCCTATAATTCTGTAAGAGGTTTATGGTTATCAATTGGTAACTTTAGGATTGAAGAGGGGAATAATACCCATCATTGGGATGTTTCTTGGCCCACCTAGACAATTTAATCCTAAACACAACACTAGTACATTTATTGATAGATAAATTTAATTATTAACTTTAAAACTAAATCATTATGGAAGTTAAATCTGGTGAAGGTACTGTAGTGGTTGCGGATCGTAATCATTGCGAGGTAATGAAAGGCCAGCAAGAGATTAAGTGTCTGATTGAGAACACTGCAAAAGACCAAGAAATTGCTAGACTGAATCGAGTAGTTGATGCTCAAAGAGACCAGAACATCATTAACTCAGTAGTACAGGCTTTGGGTAATAAAACTGCATAATTTCTATTAAAGTTGATTAGGGAAAAGGGAGGTACCTGTAGCGGGTATTTCCCTTTTTTCGTTTTAATCTAGTAAGAAACATGGAAGAGGATAATAAACTACAAACCTTTACTCTCCAAATGCAACTACCGGCTCCTAATTTAGAGGTAGCAAAGAGAGTAGCTGATGAAGCACAAAGACTGATAGATATCTATGGATACTATAATTTCTTGAACCTAGTAGAATTTATGAAACAGAATCCCAGTATGGTTCAAATGGGATTAAGTCTAATCAATAAAAATAATGCAGTATGGAAGAAATGAAATTTAAATCATTACAAAGAGGAGATTCAGTCTTTACTCTAGAAAGAGACAGAAGATCAATGTACCCAATCTTTGACCGAGCTAAAGTAGTAAAGGTAGGAGAAAGTAAACCCAGAGCTAATGAAAATGGTGATGGCTTTTCTAATCTTATAGAAATTGTTCTTCAAGATTCCATTGGTACAGTAACCGTATATTTACCTTCGGATGGGAATGAGGGTATTTATAACAATGTGTACTACACTTTAATTGGAAGTAATATTGTAAACGAAGTATCATTGCAAAGGTCACAGGCTCTTGGTATTATTAATAATGTAGGTAAATACGAGAACATAATAAAGGAATGCGATAATATCCTTGCTATGTTTGAAAACAAGGAGCCCACTAATGGTAGTCAATTCAACGAAGAATTCGCTTCATTCAGGAAAGATGTAGTATCAGTATTACAATCACAACAGCAAGCCATAAACCTTATGATGGATTCACTTGGCTTGAATAAACCGAAGGAAAATCCAGATGGCAAGTAAGTCAGTAAACATAACTATAAGTACTCCCTTGGGAGACTTACAGATATATACTGACCCAAAAGAACAGGCTAGAGCTGAGAGGTTAATTGCAGAAACTCCTTCTATCATGAGGAATGCTTATGATAGAGCTACTGAGAAATTCGGCAATCAACTTCTCAGACTTGTGAAAAAATGCCTAAGAACGGGTACTCCTCCAAGAGGAACTCATTGGGATCCTCACTCGGCTAATACCATTAAACGATACGGAGAGCATACCCTTTTGAATTATACGGGTCAGTATTTGAGATCAGTACAAATAGTAAAACAGAAGAATCGAACTTACGTAGGTATACCTACTAACCTTAAGAAAACCAGAAAGGGTGATAGGACTAGTAAAAGAACATTGAACCAAGTAGCTATCATGTTAGAGTATGGTTCTAGAGGTGGTAATTTACCTCCAAGACCTCTATGGGCACCAGCTTTCGAACAAGTTGGTGGTAAGAAGGTTCTGAAGGAAACTATAGTAAGAGAACTTCGTAAAGAAATAAGGAAATATAGAAGATAATGGGATTCACTATAAGCAAGAATCAAGGTTCAGGTAGGACTGTTATAACGGTAACACCAGAAGAAAAGAATGCTACGGACAAAGATATAGTTCAGATCTTAACAGTAGAAGCTGTAGATGGGTCAACTAAAGAAGTAAAGCTTATCCACAAGAAAGGGGAAGGCAATTATGAATACACTTTCAGAGTTTCACCCACTGAATTATACTTTGAGCCTACAGGAGAAAGTAAAGAGGTTACTATTGTATCTACTAAACAAATGGTAATCAATGGAAAGAAAGTTGGTGATCCAGTTAATGTAAATTATACTAGGGAAAACTCGGGAGATGTATCTGGCTCTGGTACTACTCTTATCATGAGCTTAAACGATAATACTCATAATGATAAACTTGGCCAAGTAATTTTCATACAGGATGAATCAGGTAAAACTGTAGTTGTAACTTGTAGACAGGGTAAAAAAGAGAACACTGCTGGAGGGGATATTGGTCTTATCCAATTATGGTCTGGTTCTGGAGTTCCTGAAGGTTATGTACTTTGTGATGGAAGTCAAGTAAGTATAGCAGAATACCCAGAATTATATAAAGCTATTGGAGATAAGTATAATACTGCTTCTACTAAAGCTGGTTATATAAGTGTTCCAGACTTAAGAGGTAGATTTGTAGTAGGGTATGATCCAAGAAATTATGAATACGAACGTATTGGTAATACTGGTGGGCAGGCCTTAGTAACTCTTACTTTAGACCAAATACCTCCTCATAGTCATAAGATTACGTTTAAAGAAGAAAAATGGGGAGACAATGCTAGTAATCGACCATTCCCTAATCATAAAATACCAGATTCGGATTATTCTGCTGATACTCAAGTAACCGGAGGAGGTAGTCCTCATGAGAATAGGCCACCATATTATGTATTGGCTTATGTAATGAAAATAAGATAGGAGGTAATTATGGTAAATTCACAAGAGATAGTAGAGAGAACCTTCTATATATGCTTATTGAATGTTCTCTTAGAAAAGAAGATGGGACTTAATCCTGAGGATTATTTACCTTTATCACAAGAGAATGAAAAGAGATTCCAAGAAGATAAGGAAGCAATAGATAAGTTCATTTACTTATTTGGTATAGGTAATAACCAGGTAAGAGGTCCTAAAACTTGTCCAAGGATAACTATAGAAAGCACTGCTTATTATCCTGGAGATATTGGAGTAGAGAAATATATAATTGGAGATAAATTAGAGGCAGGCAATTATCAGATGTCAGAGTTCCCTTACGAAACCAAGGATATCACTATCGATATTCATCTGGTAGCAACTACTCAGAATGATATGAGATTATTACACTCCATTCTTCATGAAGCCTTACCTACTCGAGGATATATAAGACCTTACTTCAATGATTTAGAAGAATGGGATAAAGGTAGGATAGCTCCTACTGGGAATCTGTTTATAGAGATTGGTAATTTCTATGACCATCCAGATGAATCCCATGGATTATTGGAAAAGGTATACCAATATATATGTAAGGATGGTATTATACCAGAAAAACTGGTAGAAATGGGGGATCTAATACCTATAAAAGATATAAGTCTTTTACTAGGACCAGAATACCAAAAGGACGAGGAGATGCTAAATCTCAATATACATGTTTAACTCAAAAATTTACTAAAATGAAAAAGTTAGTGTTTATGCTGATGGCACTCATTTTACCAGTGTCATTGTTTGCTGCAGAAGTAGAACCTTCAACGGGTTCAGAGTTTGTAATCAATCTGGGTACCTTTACGGGTATAGTAACCTTGGTATCATCTTTGGTTACTCAGATACTAAAAGTAATCCCAGCTATCAAAGACAACAAACTTGCTAAGATTGGTATATCTGCTTTAGTAGGTATTATTGTATGTCTTATAGCTTGGGGATTACAACTTACTCCATTATTAGAAAACTATCCTTTCTATCAGGTATTAATTTATGGATTGGCTGCTGGTTTATCAGGATGTGGTTTCTATGATGTGATTAAGGCTATCGGAGGTTTATTTAAGAATAAAGAAGATTAATTTTCTAATAATACCAGTAAGGTAACGATACTTACTGGTATTAATTAAATTAATGTATAACCTATAAAACACAAGGATATGTCAAAATCACCAAGAGTTGTTTTTAAATTCGAGAACAACAATGTTCAACAGACTACTCCTCTTTTAGGAGTATCATGTTTCTTGGCTAGAACTGAAAAAGGTCCCTATGATGATCCTTCAGAATTAATCACTTCTTTCTCTCAATTCCAAAGAATATTTGGTAAAGAGATTGTACCTGATGGTTCTGTATCTAACATAGAGAAAGCTTTAGTAGGAGGTTCTAAGCTAAGAATTATTCGTGTATTGGGAGCAGGTGCTAAAAAGGGTACCATTACTAAAGCAGAAGCCTCTAGAGTATTAGAAGAAGATGAGATTGAATTAGCTTCTGCTATACCTGGAGAAGTTCAAGCTTCTGAAGTAATGAAATTTACTTCTGGAGGTACTAATGTAAGCTTTGGTTTGGTAACTAAAGGGTATGGTGATCCTATTGGTTCTGGAGAAACCTTTAAAGTAGGTTTTTCTAAATCAGTGAATACCATCTTCTATAACATATACGATGCCAATGGTTCCATCCTGGAATCAGGTCCGGTAATTACTTATAAAACTAAGGATGCTCAGAATAAAACTTCTGTAGATTACCTGGCTTTAAGCAACTTTGCTAGTAATTCTGCATACCTGGAACCTAAGATGGTAACCACTACCGATAAGATTAAGTCTTTCGAAAACCTGGTAGCTTGGCTTCAGACTTCAATTGACCAAACTGAGAATCCACTAACTATCCAAGTTGGAGGTAAAGAAGCCACTAGTACTGAGACTATGTTCAATGGTACACTGGGTACTGCTGGTGCTGACCCTACTGCAGATGAATGGATTGCTTCTTTGGATTTGGTAAAGGATTATACAGATGTTTATCAGTTAGCTTGTTCTCATATTCATCAACATCTGAAAACAGATCAAGATGTTTTAAAAGTACATAAGGCTGCTAAAGATATGTGTGCTGAATTGCAAGAATATACCTATTACATCGAAGTACCTAAATATACTACCCATTATTCTGAGGGAACTCAGCCTAGAAATAAGCAGAGCATTATCACTTGGATTAATAACTGTTTGGGTAGTATCGGTAACTCTAAGTATGTAGCATACTTTGCAGGTGGTATCAAGTACTACAACGAATTCGGATTACTTAGTAATTCAGATGTAATGGGTACTATCTTCGGTTTGGGTGATACTTCGGCTTCAGATTATGGACCTTGGAAGTCATTTGCCGGTATGAATCGAGGAGTAATCTATGATGGCCATGGACCAGTAAGTCCTAACTATGGTAGTGATTCTCGTTATAATGAACTGGATGAATTGGCTCAGATGTATGCCAACATGATTGTAATCAAAGATACTCCGTCTTCTGGTAAACAAACCATGTTATGGCATTGCTTCTCTTCTCAAGTAAAACAGGATTCAGAAAGATTCCTTTCAATTGTAAGATTGAATTTGTACTTGAAGAAGACTCTTCGTCCTATATTGAATAAGTATTTGGAAGAGCCCAATATCTGGGGTACTTGGAAGAATATTTATCTTGAGGTAAAACCAATCCTGGATAATCTGGTAGATGAAAATGCTATGTCGGAGTATACATGGATGGGTGACCAGGATGCTGGCTCTTATTCAGAACTCTCTGTAAATAATGAAGCTGATGTCCGTCAGGGTAAATATAAAGTAATCCTGAAGTACAAAGATATTGTTCCTATGCAAGAAATTACAATTAACATTGTAATCGATGCAGCTTCTAAATCAGTTAATATTTCAGAAAACGAATAACATTAAAATCATAAAACATGGGAGCAAAAGTAAAGAATCCTAGAAAGAAATTCCTATGGAGCATCGCTTTCCCAAAACACCCTATCAATACCTATCTATTCCAGACTTGCCAACTTCCGGATATAGAGATTGACCAGGTTGCTCATGGGGATGTAAACAGGGATGTAAAAACTGCCGGTAGAGTTACCGTAGGTAATCTGGTAGTAGAGAAACTTTTAACTACTGCTGGTTCAGATACCTGGCTTCAAGATTGGCTATATTCCTGCCAAGATATGATAGCTGGAGGTGGGTTAGTTCCTAGTGAATATTGGGAAACTGCCATTGTAAATGAACTTGCAGAAGATGGAGTATCTGTCCTAAATACTTGGCTGCTTGAAGAAGTTTGGCCTTGTAAAGTAACTGGCCTTGACTTAGATCGTATGGCTTCAGAAAACACAATAGAAAATATAGAATTTTCTGTCGGTACTTGCGATAAGTATTAACTCTCTTAGTCATTTTCTTACTAGAGTTTTAGGTGGAGGGGTGGGATTCCTAGATAAGGAGTTTCACCCCTTTCTTGTTGATACTTACCGCTACTATGAAATTATGAACTTTTAAAAATTAGATAAAATGGATATGACACTAAGAACCTTAGTATTCACTGCTCCCTCTGGTAGACTTTTTGAAATCAGAGAGCAGAATGGTGAAGATGAAGAAATTATCACCAACCCGGTAGATTCAAAGAATCTTATGAATCTTACCAAGTATATTTCAGCAATAGTAGTTAAAACGAATGCTACTAAGTCAGGTAGATTAACCATAGAGGATGCTCTTAAGTTACCCTTGCTGGATAGATACTGTATCCTATTTAATTCTCGAATCTTCTCTTTGGGAGAGGAAGTAGAATTTACTTATAAATGGGATAACAAGGATTCTGTAACTTACTCTCAGGACTTGAGAGAATTTCTTTTCGATTATGCAGTACTTCCTACAGAACAAGAAATGGAAGAAAAACCCAATGCCATTCCTTACTACCCGGGAAGAAAAGGAGAAGATGGATTTACTCTTATGCAATATACAGAGGAATTGAACTCAGGTAAGGTAATCCAATTCGAATTGATGGATGGAGAAAAAGAGTCTCAGATGGTTCAGCTTTCACCAAGTAAACTTACTCGACACTCTACTCTTCTTCTTCGTAATCTTAAGTTAAAGGTAGATGATAAATTTGAGAAAGTAGAAAACTTCTCTCTATTCTCATCAAGGGATATGGCAGAAATTCATCGGTTGGTAAATACAGTAGACCCAATCTTCCATGGATATACTCAAATCGAAAATCCAGAAACTGGGAACATGATGGATTACCCAATTATGGCTGCTCCTGATTTTTTCTACTTGACGGGAGATATAATTTAGAGGAAGATTACATATACATTACTCGGGCTGAGATAGTCTTAGACTATCTCACCTTTTTGTGTCTACCCGTTCGTAAAAGAAAGAAATTCCTACTCATAGCTGAGAATTATTATAAACAAATGAAGAAGAAAATGTCAACATGATAGGAGATACAAAAAGTTTAGTAGAAGTCGGGGTATCAATGGTACTCCGAGATAAGTTTAGCTCTGAAACCGGTAAAATTTCACAATCATTCAACAATATGATGAATGATATGAATGACTGGAACAGGGCTATTCAGGTGAGTGCAGGTAATGCTGTACAAAACAGTATGAGATTCCTTGGAGGCATGGCAGAAGCTTATCAATATTCTGCTAAGGTCCAAGATACCATATTTATGGCCTCAAAGATTGCAGGAGCTACAGCTGAGCAACAAACAGAAATGATGCAATTAGCTCAAGCAGTCAATGCAGTTACTCCCTTGACTGCTGCAGATATTGCTTCCGGTCAAAGATATTTAGCAATGGCAGGTAATACAGTAGAACAGATAAAAGATATGACTGGGCCTGCTGCTAAGTTAGCATCTATCCTTGGTCAACCCCTTGGAGGTAAAGGAGGTGTAGCTGACTTGATGACTAATATCATGTCAATGTATATTATACCTTCTCAACAAGCTACTAAGGTTACAGATGATTTATATACGGCTGTAACTAACGCTAATATGTCTCTTACCGATTTGGCTCAAGCTATTACTTATGCTGGAGCTGATATGGCTAATGCAGGATATGACTTAAGACAGACTGCTGCAGCTATTGGTGTATTGGGAGATATGGGTATTCAGGGTTCATCAGCTGGTACTGCATTAGCAAATATGATTCGTTATTTGCAACTTTCTTTAGCCGACCAGAAAAAGAAAGGGTTTAGTGCATTAACTAGTTTAGGTTTAAGTCCACAAGATTTCTTTGATGCTGAAGGTAATCTTATTCGATTAGATAAGGTATATCGTAAGTTTGGAGAAGCTCTTATGAACAAACCACTTCTGGAAAGAACTAAAGCTTTCTATAATATCTTCGGAGTTCGAGGTACTCGTGATATCTCTAATCAGATTAGAAATATGATGGCGGGTTCTGATAAGATGACTAAGATCTTAGAACAATATGATAAGAACTCCGGCATAGTAGAACAGGTTACTGAGGAAAGATTAAAGACTCCTCAAGGTATCATTGAAGCTTTCAAGTCTAACTTTGAAAACTTAGTAGTGAATATAGGTTCAACTTTAGCCGATGTATTTAATCCCATATTAACTGTATTCACTAAGATATCCCAATGGGTACAAGGAATAGCTGGTACTATAGGAGGTCAGATAGTGGTTAAAGCATTAGCTTGGGGTTCAATTACAGCTTTAGTAGTAAATGGCTATAGGTACTTAGCTGCTACTGGTAGAATGCTTTCTACTTATATGCAACAAACTAATACCCAATCTCAGGCTACAGCAAGTGGAGTTAGTAAGTCTGCAGCTGCAGCTGCAGTATTGGAGACCCGATTAATACATATCACTCAGATTATGAGGGAACAATATTACCTTCAAAAGGCAATGGCTTTCGGTTGGACTGCTGGACCCAGAGGAGGTTGGTATGGGCCTGATGGTAAACGTATTAGGAAGTTTGGAATACCTGGGCCAACATTGGGAGGACTTGGTGGAGGTACTACTAAACCACCTACACCTCCTGCAGGTCCGGCAGTAGCTAGGTTAGGTATGAAAGGGTTACTTGGTAGGGTAGCTGGATTCTTGGGAGGTCCTTGGGGGATGGCTATTGGTATAGCATTACCTCTTGTAGCAGATTACTTACCCAGGTTAATAGATTCCTTAAATAAGAACACCGATTCTAATCTATCAAAGGAAACTCTAACTAGTGATGAATATTTGACCGAGAAAATGGCAAGAGCTATCAGAGCAGCTTTATTGAATGATAAACCTAATGGTACTGTTAACATTACTATTGATGGAGCTCCTGTTGGTTCTGTAGCTCCAGGTGAAACTTTAGGAGTTAATTATGCTACTCAAATTGGATTAATACCTTAAATTATGGCAAGAATATTAGGAAAACTAGCAGGTAAGGTTGTTAAGAAATATAATAATCTTACCCAAGATACTGCTGGAGTACTTACCGGTCCCATAAATAAATTATGGAGAGCTAAGATACACCTTAACCGATTAACTTCGGGTTTACCTAAGGATACTGCTCCCCGAGGTAAACTGTTTAATCCTAATGGGGCTTTGGGAGAAAGGGAAAGATCTTCCAAGAACCCAGTACTTAACAGTTCTCTTCAAAGCATTAGGAGATTACAACTTCAGCATGGGAATCTTAAGATTGACAAAGATGATCCTGCTCAAGGTAGGACTGTAGTAGAAAACAATAAACTTTATGGAGTAAGCCAAGATATAAGAAAACTGAACCAGGTAATCATATATAATACTAATGTTAGCCCATACCAATACATTGTTTTACAGAATAGACCTCTGAGCTTTGATTTTAGAGGAGAAACAACTTGGGCTACCATTAAGTCTATGGGTAGAAATACTCCTATGTATCATTATACTGGTTCAGAAGATATTGTACAATTCAATGTATCTTGGTACTGTGATGATCCAGATAATCCTGCTGAAGTATTAACTAAATGTAGGTTATTAGAATCCTGGAGTAAATCCAATGCTTATCAAGCAGCTCCTCCAATCCTACAGATTCAGTGGGGAAATTCTGATACTTTTGAAGGTCATTATTATATACTTACTTCTGCTACATATTCTCTTTCTAATTTTAGAAATGCTTCTAGACAACGTATGAAAGGCTCAGTAGATATAAGAGAAGACTTAAACCTGTATCCTGCTACTGCTACTCAAGAATTAATATTCAAACGAGTAAGCTCATATAGTTTATCTTATGAGGATATTGTTAAAAGTAAAGCTGCAGAAAAGACTGTGGGTATTTTTACAACCGATAAAATCAAGTAACCATGGATATAACTTCTTATTTAGTTGGAGCAAGTCCATACGATAATGGATTTACTCTGAATTATGGAGATGGAGATTATTCTTTAGAATCCTACCCATTACTTATACCCTCTTCTCCCAATGACTTTCAGCATACCTTGAAAGAGGGTGAAACTCTACAGAATATCGCTTATAGGTATTATGGAGATTCTGGTAAATGGTATATTATTGCTGAGTATAATAACATAATAAATCCGTTCACTGAATTAAAAGGTGGAATGGTATTAATGATACCGGCTTATGGAAGTTAAAGCAAATAATCCCATATTATATAAAGGCACAGGTACTCCTTACCTAGCCATTTTTGATAATCAAGGTATACCAGTTATGAACCCTCTTACTGGTATACCTTTAGGAGCGTATATAAGTAGCTGGTCATATGTATATGATGAAGAAAAGGAAAACTTAGCTACAATAACTATTGATACTGGTAATCCAGATACCGTAGATGTAGAAGCTTTACAAGAAAATAGAGATATCTTTTTACAGTGGGGATATATTTTTAGTGATGGCACCTTTGTATCAAGCCCAGCTATAAATATCAAAGTAAGAGATTTCGATTGTATCTTTGATTCTACAGGTACCCATATAACTATCAAATGTATCGATGGTACAAATCATCTTAGGTTTATGCCACCTCATAAACCCACCGAGGATACCGATGATAGTATGGTTAAATTCTTGGATTCAGGATGCGGATTAAATGTTGGAGTAATAATAGAAAGGTTTGAGTAATGGCAAATATAATAAGTAATCAAGCTTATGAAGCTATACAGGTACCAACAGAAGTTACTCCCGAAGTACAGGGTACCATTCTGTATGCTAATCAATTTAGTGGCATAGGTCAAGTTGGTATGCCAGACGATTTAGCTGAAGTACTTAATTCTAACTTAGGTACAATAGGTAACAATGTTCTAGTTCAACTAGAAGCTAAGATGGCTGCCTATGGTAATGGGCCTTGGTATGTGGATAGTAGAGATGGGGTAATTTACATACATAACCGTAAGTTTCAACAACCTCCTCATCATACCTACATATTCCAAGCTGAAAACGGAGAAGTATTAAG